GGCATCAACCGCATCAGTGGAGGTAACGCATAATGAGTGAAATCAACGCAATCGCAACAAATAATTATTTACTAGCTACTCAGCAAGAAGTATCGCATGACAATACATTGAGTGGTTCTGGTACTACTGCTTCTCCTTTGAGTGTTGTATTGTCTGGAACAAACGATGCTAATGTGAACAACATAGTAGTGACTGCTAGTTTACCTTCTACACCTGATGCTAATACTTTGTATTTAATACCGGAGGCATAATGATTAACCTTAATGGGTCAAATGCGAAAGAACTATACTATGGTTATACACCGATTGGTTCGGCTTATCTTGGTAGTGATATGATTTATCACCGATATGGAACTTATGTTGATGTACTTTATAAAGCCCCGGCTGGAGTAGGACAACATTCAGGAAATTTATCTGGTAACATCTATGATTATGATATTATTAGATGTTATTGCCGTTCAATAGGTGCGTCAGGTGAAGCTTGTATGGGTACTGTATATTGTCCTAAAGATATTCCATTAACCGGTGGTAGACCATTTTTATATTCTCAATTTGGTGCAGGTAATTTCTATTTAAATGCTGCCACCATTACATTTAATAATGGTTCAGCTTTTACATCAACTGGATTTAACACTTATCCATGTATGCAACAACAAACAACAGCAACTGCTGGTTCTACTAATTCATTTGTAAGAAATAACACTTACGCACAAGATAATGCTTGTGTTCATATGATTATTGGTGAAAAATATTATGGTAATAGGGATTTGTTGTTTAGTGCTACTACAACCGCTAGTTTACCACAAACTATAAATCTTAGTAATCCCTATTCTGCTTATGATAGATTACAATTTAAAATTTCTACAAATGTTCAACAAGAACCAACACACCCCGAATATGTAGGTTATTGGACAGAACACCATAGTATGCAAAATGGAAGTGTAAAAATCACTTTAGCAGCAGGAACTTATGCTTTCTATTATTATCAGTTTGTAGGTGGTTGGGATGATGCCACTACATTAAAAATGAATTTAGCAAAAGCATTAACTTGGTCTACTACAACTACAGGTGCTGTTGGTGTAAATACTGCTTATTCTGGTCTATTTTATGTTTCCGAAATTTGGGGGTTAAAAGAATGAGAGAAGTAACAACATTATTATATGGTCCAGCATTAGAATCAAGTAATAGAAGTACATCAGTAGTATTAAATGATAAAATTGAAAACTATGATATAATAAGAATTTATTGTGGATATAAGGATGATGGATTTACAATAAACGAAATAGAAGTTGCAGATAGACCTTGGACAGGAACAATAAATTTGTGGACTTTCTATCAAGGTTCTTCATCTAAAGTTGCTATGGGTTCTATGCGTTGGAATGACTTTAGTTATAACAGTTCCACGAAAACCCTAACAGTAAAAAGAAGTGTATTAACTTATTTGAATGCAGGAAGCAATAATTATAACAATACAACTAATACCGATTGGGGTCCGAAGCCGATATATAAAATAGTAGGTGTTAAATTCGTGGAGTAACTATGGAAGACGTTTTGACGCAATTTCTAAATTCGGGTCCCGTAGGTATAGTCTCGGCAGCGATAGTCTATCTGATTATCGCATTGCAGAGAAAAGATACGAAGTCTAAGAGAGACGATGCTCAGGACGAAATGGATAAGCGCATAACTTTATTGGAACACGACTGTGAATTTATGAAGTCCCAGCATGCGTTGTTCGGACAGAAACTCGACAATATCATGGATATACTGACAAAGATTCAAATAGAGCTGGCGAAGAAGGAGGATAAATGATAAATTCGGCATTCAGTCTTTCTTTCAACGGCAAGGCGCTTCTGAACAATTCCAAGGAAATGCTCTGGCAAAGAATTATTTATGAAGTAACCACGGCAACAGACGGTAATGGAACTATTACAGCATCACCTATGTCCGGAGTTTCAGGAACTAATGTCACGTTGAGCAACACGCCGAATTCTGGCTATACCTTCTCTAGCTATGACATCACTGGTGCAGCATTGACAGGAAGTAACTTTAAATTTACAGGTTCTGACGTTACTGTAAAAGCTTGGTTCAGAGATCTTAATACCGCTGTCATTGGCGGACGCACGTACAGAACGGTGACTATTAACGGAGTAACTTGGCTTGCCGAGAACTTGGACTACGGTTCAACCGGTGTTTATTACAATAATGACGAATCGACTTATGGCTGGAACGGCTTAAAGTACGGAAAGCTCTATACTTGGGATGAAGCGGTTGCAGCGGCAAACGAAATCAGTGGCTGGCATTTAGCAACAGCAGCAGAGTGGGATGCTTTAGCCGATGCCGTTGGAGGTAAATCCGTTGCAGGTACAAAGCTCAAATCATCTACAGGATGGTCATCTGGTAATGGAACCGACGACTTCGGCTTTGCGGCTTTTCCCGCTGGTTACCAGTATTCGGGCTACTTCGTCAATTTAGGCAGCAACGCGTACTTCTGGACGGCCACTGAGACCTCGTCTTCCTACGCCTACAACCGTTACTTCTCTACGGGCGCATCGATGGGTTCGTACAGCTACTATAAGTCACGCGGTTACTCTGTTCGTCTCGTCAAGGATGCTTAAATAAATAATACAGAGGTTTTATAGATGAATATCGTTTCCAGAAATAATAGATTGCTGCAAGGTTCGCCCATTTATACAGCAGGTGGGGACATGTTTACGAGTGGATTGGAATACGAAGACGGAAAGATTACTGGATATTCCGGTTCCGCTTTCGGTCCTGACTGTCCTTGCGATTCCGCCGCAATCGTAGATTCCGCATTCGACAAGTCTACCGCATGGGTAGAAGAACAGAATTACCTTACGGCTCACCAGGATGTTTCCAATTTGCCGTATGTTCAGAATTCTTCTCTTGAATTTAACGGAGCGTTGATTTCGGGCATCTCGGGTTCCGGTTTCTACGCGGTTTCTGCAGACAACGCGAACTACGCCGACCTGGCTAACAGTGCTTCTGAATCCGAACATGCTATTTCAGCAACTGTATCGCAGGAAGCCGTTCATGCGGGGTCTGCTGACTATGCCAATTCTGCAAATTCTGCATTGAATGCCGAAGTCGCTAACGTTTCCTATACGGCCTTGACCGCCAATTTCCTTGACGGCGGATGGGAACTTGACGAAAGCGGTAATATAACCGCCTATAACAATTCTGCTTTTGCCGGTTCTAATGGCGGGCAGTACGAAGGAATTTCGCCTATAGTAGTCAATAACGAGGAAATGAAGATTTCCGCCGAATCGGCTCGCCTAGGCGTACAGGACCCGTTATATTTTGTCGAGGATAGCCAAACTGCTACGGTTATCGGTATTCATGATTCTGCCTTTCCTACATTCGAAGGAACACCCGACGGAAAGATTTCAGCCATTAATGGATCTGCTCTCGATGCTACTTCTGTCACTGAATATAGCGGCGGCAATAACATTGATATTACTAATCATGTTATAAGCGTCACGGGTATCGTCGACAACGCATACCATGCAAATTCCGCAGACTATGTTCAGATGGCCGTTTCTGCACATTCAGCAGAGCTCGCCATTACGGCATTGAACGCAGCTTCTTCGAATTCTGCCACTTATGATTCTTTGGGACGCAAGATTGTAGATACGTACCTTACTGCACATCAGGACTGGACGACTACTATTCAGAACGCATCCGGCAACGCATACAATTCTGCAGTTAACTGGGTCGTTGACCAGCACTATCTGACGGCTGTCACAGGCGACAACACTCCGTATTCAGCAGGAGCGAATATCGACATTACTGACCATGTCGTTTCCGGCAAGGACTGGACTGACGAAATTACGGCTGCTGCTAATTCCGCATTTACGGCGGCTACGGCGCAGATTCCTTCTACGGCTAACCTGCCTTATGTAGAGAATACAGCATTGGAATCCAACGGCATATTGATTTCCAGTATTTCAGGTTCCGGTTTCTATGCTACTTCCGCAGATAACACTTTCGAAGCCGACCATGCACATGAAGCCGATTACGTTCTTTCCGGCTGGGAATATGACGAGAACAACAGGATTTCTGCATATAACGGCTCTGCATTTGCCGGCCAGGGCAGTACAGGCGGTATCGAATACGAAGGCATACTTCCGATTGTAGTCAACAATGTCGAACATAAGATTTCTGCACAGTCTGCAAGGTTAGGAGTTCAGGATCCGCTTTACTTCGTAGAGGATTCAAATTCCGCTACGGTTATCGGTATTTCAGGATTGCCAGAAGTCGAAGGCCTCATGTACGAATCCGGTCTCGGTTTGACTGGCGGACAGATTACGAGCTATAACGGTTCTGCTTTCTCTGCCGCTGGCGGCTCAACTAATCCACAGGTTCCTGTTATCGGTTCCGGTTCAGTAACGATTTCGAAGCCTTCTACTGCGGTCGTTATTTCCGGTAAGGATTACAGTAACGATATTACTGCCGCATCTGCCTATGTCTACAGTCTTGTTACTGGAAATACACTCCCTGCGTCTGCTGACGAGGCTTGTAAGGTAGTAACTGCAAATTCTGGATATTGGAATTCTGTCTATAACACGGTCAATACGTATTCTGGTACTTGGACTGGAGGTGGTGGAGGAGGAAGCGGTCCTTACATTCCGTATACTTCTTACGATGTTTCTACGGCCGGCATGGTTACGTATAAGCTGAATTCCGGTATATCTGTCAATTCCAATTCTGGTCTTGTTGAAATTGTCGCCGAAAATAACGCATACAACAACGAAGCCCATTTGCACCTTATGCAGAATAAGACTGGTGATAAGGCATTCTGGAGCGAACTTGACGGCGCAGGCGAAACATTCTTCATGTTCTGGAATTCCGCCAACATCAATACCGGTGACGGTGCTTCTTATACTGCCAGCACTACCGCAAAGCTGCAGATTCAGAACGGCATGATTTACTATTCTGCTACCAATGGTAACGAATGGTATATGAATACCAATAACTACAATAACTGGCAGTCTGCATATTCGTTCATGAATAATTGGTCTGTAAAGACACAGGTCGTCGGCTCTACTGCACAGGCGACAGGTTCTGACATTCTTTATATCGTAACGGGGTCGTAATGGGATTGATACTTAACGGCAATGCGCCGAGCAAGATGTTATACAACGGGGCGGAAGTCTCGTTGTATTTTAACGGTTCCAAAATTTGGCCGACAAAAGCAAATCTGCCGCCATATACATTACGTTTAAGATTTGCAGATGGAGTTATACCTACAAATTCTAAAGGTACATTAACGCAGGTATCATCATCACCTAATGTATGGGACTGGACGTATGATGGAAGCTGGTGGCAAGCATGGGAAAAATATGATACTTTATTGGAAGTAATAGATGGCAATACATCAAATGTAACAGCTATGGCATATCTGTTCAATGGTTGTACTTCGCTTACATCTGTTCCACTATTTGATACATCTAGTGTTACGAATATGGCATATCTGTTCAATGATTGTACTTCGCTTACATCTGTTCCACTATTTGATACATCCAAAGTATCGAATACGTACAATATGTTAAATAATTGCTACAAAGTAGCATCAGGTGCTTTAGCATTGTACCAGCAGGTATCATCACAAACAACACAACCATATCATTATCAAATGTTCCGTAACTGTGGTCGCGACACGATAACCGGCGCAGCAGAACTTGCTCAAATTCCGAGTGGTTGGAAATAAGGAGTTAACATGTCAGATTCTTTAGCTTTCAATAATGAAACTTTATTATATAACAACCAGTACGAGTTTTATTATCCAGATGATCCTTATAACCCGTTAAATCTGCCGGCTAATACGGTCAGAGTCAGAACCAGCGACGGAAATGTACCAATTAAGGACACAAATACTAGATATGAAACAGCTACGTTAGTTCCAGGTACTACAGATGTATACGACGTATACAAGAGCGGTGAAAGTTTTACAGACTTACTTTCGGGCTCTAATAACGTAGTTGAAGTATTAGGCGCTAATACGACGGACATTACAGATATGAATGAGATGTTCTATAATTGTACATCGCTTACATCTGTGCCTTTATTTGATACTTCAAAAGTATGGAAAATGACCAAGATGTTTTATAGTTGTGCATCAATTACGACTGTACCTTTATTTGATACTTCCAATGTAAAGCTTATGGAATTTATGTTCTATCATTGTACATCGCTTGAATCTGTACCTTTATTTGATACTTCCAATGTAACAGATATGGGGTATATGTTCAATGGCTGCACATCACTTACAACTGTACCATTATTCCATACTTCTAATGTAACAGATATGGGGTATATGTTCTATAATTGTACATCGCTTACTAAGGCGCCTTTCTTCTTTACTAATAAAGTGACGAATATGCGAGGTATGCTAATGCGCTGTACATCGCTTACGATTGTGTATCTATACGCTACGTCCAATGTAACAGATATGTCAGAGATGTTATTTAATTGTACAAATGTGCGAGCCGGTGCCTTGGCATTATATAATCAGGCGTCTACACAGGCAACGCCGCCGAGTAGTCATTCTCAAACGTTCTTTAACTGTGGTTCAAATACTGTACAAGGCGCGGCAGAGCTCGCCCAGATACCGGCTGACTGGAAATAAATATTTTAAGGAGATTTTTAAATGTCTGCAATTGTCAATAGTCAAAATGTCACATTCGCGGTAGGCGGCGGAAACGGCGCAAGTATTTCAGCGGATTTCGTTACAGGCCAGGGCTCTCAGGAAACGGTTCCTTGCAAGTCCCTTCATTACGTCAATACCCCTCAGGCGGGCCCTAACGGCCTCGTATTCGAGGATATGAGCGGCAACCAGGTTTCTGCACAGGTCATTCCGTCGGGTCTTGAAAGAGGCTTCGTATGTACCAACGGCGGGAGCAATTCGGTTTTCGTAAAGACCGCGGTTACTACTGCAAACGAAACGGCTTCTTCTGGATGTTACTGGGAAAGCGGCGAGTCTAACCCGTTCGTATACCTTACTGACCTGAACGACCAGGGAGCACCTCTTCCGATTTATATCCCTGCGAGCGTAGTCGCGGACATCTATTACGAATGCAATACGATTTCGTATGTGACCCACGGAGAGAACGTCCTCTTCGGCCTAAAGGAAACTTCAGGTCAGGACGACGCGGATTTCGTCGCTTCGTCTTATCTGAACTTCGCTCCGTCTTCTGACGCTGGCGCAGGCGTAAACCATCCAGGCTGTTTCCTCAGGGTCTATAACTCGCAGCAGACCGGTTTCTACGTATATCCTGCTTTCTGGCAGGGCTACGGCGGATATGGTTCTACAGGTTCCTATTCTGTAGGAGAGGACAAGTTTAGCATCCGATACTTCTAGTCTATAAATAAATCATGGGCTAATGTGCAGCTTAAGCACACAGGAAATGATTTATGAAGAAAGTATGTAAACAAGAAGCACCTGTTGAGCCAGAAACTCAGCAGGTTTTAAATTATAAGAAGGACCTAGAAGAAATCAAGGACCTCTTGAGGATTATTGCGGAAAAGATTATCGACCTAAGACCTACAGGAGGTTTCTAATGGCTGGCGGTACACACATCATACGTATGAAGAAAAGGCACGCCCAGATGAAGTTCCTCTTGGAGAATTTCGACAAGCCTGTTGTCAATATCGACGGCATGGGCGAAATGGAATACGACAAGGAAGGCTATTGTCCTACTGGTATTACCATGGCTTTGTTGAATTCGGGCGCCGAAGAAAGAATGGTCGGAGACAAGATTACTCCGAAACAGTTCTCTACTTTCATGATGCACATACAGTCATACTTCCCTAAGAAACTAAAGGTACGTAAAGACTGCAAGGACGTATGGACATACCATACTTTCAATAACGAAATAGGCGAAGAAACACAGGCCTTATTGGACGAATGTATAGACTGGTATCATGACATGAGGGCGCAGGTTCTAAACCTGCTGTCGTTCAACTACTTTACGCAGGGCAAGATGCAGTATATCGAGCTTATGAAGAGACGATGGAAATCCAAGTACTCTGAAAAGGTAGAACAGGCGGTACAGGCCGACGTCAAACAAGATACACAGATTAATATAGTTATTGACGATGCGTAAACTTTAATTTACTATATTTTATAGATTATGATAAATGGACAAAAAGAAATCTGGGTGGCCACAAATAATAAAGCACGTACTAACCTACGTGTAATTGCCTTCAGCAACTGTGGCCGCATAATGAGGGCAAACGGTACTGTTGAATTTACTAAATATAGGCAGGTTATTAGTATAAACGGTCAAGAAATTAGAATACACAGGTTATTAGCTGAAACCTTTATTCCAAAATCGGAAGACGATATTTTAAAAAAGCGTAATTGTATTGATCATATAACGCACGCCCCGGAAGGTATGAACGTAAATGACGTTAGAAACTTACGGTGGTGCACGCACAAAGAAAACTGTAATTTTACAGAAGTACGAATAAATCGAGCTCCGTCCCAATTTAAAAATGGTCACGAAACTTGGAATAAGGGATTATCTACTTCTTATACAGACTTTGGCAAGAAATTCGTAGAACATTTCAATATATTGGCTACTGAAGACTATAACTTGTATCGTAGAGAGAAACGTATCTATGTAAAAACGGGTAAATGTAGCTGGGAATAATATGGACTTTCATTATAAACTTTTTAAGCACCAGAAGGAGTTATTGACCTGTAAGGAGAATCTAGTATATCTCCGTGCAGGTCGATGACCAGTGGATCAGGTAAATCTTATATAGCCAGTCTTATGGCCGTAATCGCGTTATTGCAAGGAAAGCGCGTAATATGTCTTGGACAGAACTTCAAGGCCGTTTCTGAAGTCTTAATGCAGGAATGTATCAACAGGCTTTACGAAATATTGAAGCCGGAAGAATTCCAAATTCATAAGGGCATGATGAAGATAACCTATAAAAGAGGCGTTATCTATTTTGCTTCTTATGAAACTCCAGATGCTATTCGTGGTTATACTGAAATTTCGTTAGCTATACTTGATGAAGCCGCTTTGGCTGACCCGGACATAATGACAATCTTACCGTTCTGTATGAGAGGTAAAGATATTACCCCTAAGCTGGTAATGATTAGTACCCCTAGAGGCCAAAACTGGCTCACAAGGTTCGTAAAGGAAAACAACGTACCCCTTATTACGGCTACTACGAAAGATAATAAGTTTATTTCTGAAGAACAGATAGCCTTAATGAGGAAGTCATGTGTTTCCGAAAGCGCTTGGCGTAGAGAATACTACGGTGAAGAATGCGAAGACGTCGACAACGGCACGATATTTACGAGCGATATGTTTGACAGCGCCCCGAAATCTGGAACGACTATCACTATCGGCTGTGACCCGTCAGGATTTGGACATGACCTCAATTCATTAGTTCTTAGAAAAGGCAATACGATAGAAAAATATCATAAAGTTCAATTAACTACTGCAAAGGATATGTATGCAGTAATTAAGACATGGATTCATGAATATGGTCGAAATAACCTTTCAGCTATTAATATTGATGCCGCCTATGGAAGCTCACTTTATGAATTACTAATGGAGACAGATTTAGCCGGTTTTGTCAATATGGTTTCGTTCGGTGGAAGCGCTGATGAACCCTCGTATGCAAATAAACGTGCAGAAATCTATATGAAAACGAAGCAATTTATCAATGAACATGGCCTAAATGGTGTTGACGAAACGGCGATAAATGAGTTTCTATCCACAAAATATATCCTTAATAATAGAGATAAGATTCAACTTATCCCTAAGGAGGATATAAAGCAGGCTATAGGCCGTTCTCCTGATACTGCGGACAGTATCGCATTAACATTCTTTACTACAGATATGCCACGTGGTTTAGGTCTTGAAAGAAAAGCTCGCCAATCATACTATATGGGCTAAATCGCTTTTATAAATAAATCATAGCGAACATGGCGCATTCCATGCAATAAGGAAAATTATATGACAAACGATGAACTTGAAGTTCCGATGGAAACAGAAGTTGAGACGACAACCGAAGTTAACACGGAACCGGGAGTTGCCGCCGACGAAACAGCTTCGTCAACTGTTTCCGAAGAAAATGTTAATACTGATGAAAAGGCTAATCAGGGACACAGGGAATACACACCGGAAGAAAGAGCAAGTTATTCTTTCAGGAAGCAGCTGAACAAGCAGAAGGCCAAATACGAAGGCCAGTACAACAACCTGCAGGCTCAGTACAACGAACTCCTCGAACGACTCAACAGGCTCGAAAACCCGGATAAGTATGCCCCGCTGAACAGAGGACAGTTCCAGGACGACGACAGCTATATCGATGCGTTAGTGCAGCAAAGATTCGACAACATGTGGAATCAGCGCTTGCAGGAAGCACAGCAACGTTACCAGGAACAGGCACAACAGGACCAGGAAGTACAGGCATATAAGTCCCGTCAGGATGAAAATGTCAAGAAACTGTTCAAGACGCCGGAAGCGGAAAAACAGTATCGTGAAACGATCGGAATCGCTTTGCAGAACGGCTTGGGAGACTTGATTGATTCCGACAAGGAAATCGCTCAGTACATTATGCGTTCCGACATGGGCCCGAAAATCCTTTACGAAATGGCTATGAAGCCAGACATCGTATCTGAAATGTTCAGCGACAACGTAACACCAATGGACCGTCAGTTCAAGATTAGAGAACTGGAAAATAACCTGAGGGCTTCCATGGTAACACCGGCGCCGGTAATCGGAAAGCCAGGAATCAAGAGCCAAGCGTCTGCAGGAAGTATTTTCGACAGTGACGAATCCATCCTGAATTACTTAAGGACGCACTAAACTTTAACATTTTTAAAAAGGATTAAAACATTATGGCAGATAAGAATCTCGGAAACAAGTTTTCCAACAACCACAAGACCAAGCTCATCGCAGGCGAAGTCTACGACAACCTCCCGTACCTCAAGAAAGCCCACAGCTACATGACTCAGGGCGAACTTGAAGGCAAGAAATACGGCAAGACCTATTCCATCTATATCCCGGATCCGGGCCAGGTCATGGACGGCCTCGAAGCCAATCCGGATGCAATCAACGAAGTCAAGGTCGACGTGACCCTCCAGAACAAGAATACTTCCGTTGAACTCGACGCATGGAACAAGCTCACCGATATTGAATCTTTCACCAACGAAATCGCAAAGCCGCGCGGTGTCAAGCTCGCACGTTCTATCGAAAAGGACGCTATCGACCAGACCATCAACAAGGCTTTCCAGATTGCCGTCGGTTCCGCAAACTTCAAGACCCTCACGGACATGTCCAAGGCCCTTGACGAAGTCGGTGTCGCAGGTACTAAGGTTTCCTTCGTGAAGCCGACTGTCGCAGGTGAAATCGCAAACGGCGGTCTCGCAAACTTCATCCCGTCTGAAATCCAGACCAAGATTTATAAGGACGCTTACCTCGGTCAGTATGCCGGTGCCTCCGTTATCGAAGAAAGCTTGATGCCGATCGTTAACGTCGCTGGTACTGAAACCGCTGCTATGGCTGTCACTGCAATCTCCGGTAAGGGTGCAGAATCTGCAACTGTCGTCGGTTACGATGTCGCTTTCACCGCTGCTCCTGGCGTTCCGTTCAAGGTCAACGCTAAGCTTATCGGTGTCGACGGTATGGAAACCGATCAGGACCTCTACATCATCGCCGACAAGGACGGTAACGTTCCGGCTGTTCGCTTCGCTGTAGAAGGCCACAACGTCAACAACGCAAACGCTTGGGTTCCGACTGGCTATACCACTGCTGCTCCTGAACTCGGTGTTGCTTCCGGTAAGTATGCTCTCGGCCAGTGCCGTACAGAAGACGCCGTTGGTTTCGATACCTATAAGTTCTCTGACCTTCCGGGTTCTGAAAACGAAACGGTTTCCGTTAACAACGTCTCTCTGAAGATGAGCACCTACGGTGACGGCAAGTTCATGACGACTCTTACACGTATCGACGCTCCGTACTGCATTAGTCTTCCGGATCCTCGCAAATCTGTTGTCGGTTACTTCAAGATCGGCTAATATAAATTGAAATAACGATATAAAAGAGTTGAGGAAGTTCCTCAGCTCTTTTTGTTTTTCTCTCGCCATCTTCTTTTATGAGCTTCTGACATTCTTCGTCTAGTTTCTTCTGATGGATGTGTTCCAATTTTTGCATTTCTTTTATTTTTTATTGCTTCAGGGAAACTGTCATTTTCCTGATGTGTACACCATCTTAAATTTCTAATATCGTTAATATTCATATTGATTGGTTTATGTGTTTTATGGTCTACGCACGGTTTATTATCAGGATTTGGTAAAAATGTTTCAGCTATAACTCTATATACCCGTGTAAGTTTCCCATTAAATTTTACTGTTTGGCGTAGTTTAGAGTCATATATTATTCCATTCAAACGTTTAAGACGACCCATATTTGAAATTTCAATAATTATATTTCCTCTAATAGGTTTGTTATTTGTTTTTATCCATAATTCTGTCATAATAAATAATATAGCAATAAACATACGTTTTGTAAACGTTTAAGGATAAAAATAATGATTTCAGTGAACGCACTTCTAAATCAATGTTTTCAAAGATGCTCACTAGTTGGGGATGCTCAATCCTGTACTGGTACGCAGGCCATGCAGGGCTTGAATGACCTCAAGTGTCTTATCGCAGAGCTCAACGGCCAGAATCTGATTCTTTCCGACGTAGAGACTGCCGACGTAACCAAGAACGGCATCATCAGGGTCATGGAAGAACTGCCTGACGGATGGGAAGAAGTCGATACACTGCCTGCCGCATCTAGCCAGCTCGTAGGAAAGGTAAGGAAATGCGGAAATAAAGTCTACGGCTGCGAGGCTATCCCCGGCACGTATACTTTCGAATGGGTGGAACGAGCCGACATCAAGTGGCCGGATTTGATAATCAAGCCTCTTCCGGACCGAGTCGTAACCCTCAGCCGTAAGCTCGGAAACCGTTACGTACAGCTTTTCCCGGGCGAACGCCAGCTGCTGGATTCCAAGACAAAGCTCGGCCTTCCGACTTTCTATACATGCGAGACGCAGCTCGAACATCATAAGGTAGAAAATATCGAATACGCCTATGAAGTATTCATTATCGAGACGGATTCAGTCCAGTCCGTACAGTACAGGGTTACTTACCTTAAGGGCCTTCCGGATTTGAAGCTCAACGACAAGCTCTATTATTCAGAAAAGATTATCTCTATCCTTGAGGACGGCGTATGCGCAAAGCTCTGTTTACGTTACAAGCTCATGGACATCAAGCCGGTATTCGACGAGGAATTTGCGAACGCCGTAAGGTTGCTTAAACGTGCAAACCAGTCCAACCGTCCTATGGTATACGAAGGAATCGGCGGCTCTTACTTAGACAGTTTCTATGACGGACTTTGCCCGCGTTCCTGGTAAGGAGTATAGATGGCTAAGAATATTACATACAGTTTCGTAGGCGGTTCAGCCAAGAACAAGAATCCGAACATCCAGGGCGCTGCAATCAGCCGCAACATGTTTACTGGTTTCAACGGTACGAAGGACGACGCTCGCCGCTTCATGCAGTCTTGCCCAGGTATCAAGTATCTTCTTTCGTTAGGCGATTCAGGTCAGGTCGACGGCATGTACGTGCCTTCAACCGGCTTGACTTCCATGAACTACGCTCCTTCGTTATTCGTCGCATATAACGGTTCTGTTTACCGTATAGATAACGGCTACAATGTCGAAGTTATCGGTTATTACACTTCTGGCAACAAGGTGGAATTCGCAGAATCCGGCGGCGAACGTGCAATCCTGTTATGGGTAGATTCAGTCGCAATCCACGGCTATGACCTCAAGAAGGGTGAATCGGTTTCTATTACGCTTCCTAAGAGAATTACGGAAAGCCTTTACGTACGTCCGACACATATAGCTGTCGTTTCCGGTTCTATCGTTATCAACGACCTCGGTTCCGGCTACGTCTATTATTCGAAACCTTATCCTCTGTCACAGGAAGAGCGCCAGGTTTTCGACATTGTTGACGGTCAGGTTCAGTACGAATCCGACAAGATTACAGTCAAGACGAGACCCGTAGATTCCGGCGAATACTGCTTCCTGGACGACTACGGTGTACAGATGTATTTTAACGCCGAATCTTCTTCTGATAGAGTTACAGCCATTTATTCAGTTGGTGCGTTACTAACACTTTACGGCCCGTCTTCTATTGAATTCTGGCAGAGAGGCGACGCTGAAACCTATCAGACATGGCAGAGAGTTTCGTATACGATTAACAAGGAACAGGGCCTCGAGGCTAAGTATTCCTTGGCTTCTGTCAACCAGACGCAGTTCTGTATCGGAACCGGTAAGGCTAACGCGAAGTGCGTTTTGATGATTGACGGTACCAAGGTTTCTAAGATTTCCGAGGAATGGCTAGACCGTATCTTGAACGCCAACGAGATTTCTAATACTAGGGCATGGACGTATTCCAAGAACAACCACAGCTTCTATATCTTTACTGTAGGAAACGAAACCTACTGCTATGACATCATGACTGGCGAATGGCATATCAGAAGTTCCAGAAACTTCTATACTTCCAAGAACAAGCCGTATATGCCGTTGTACGCCGTATGGTTCAATAACAAGATTATTACCGGCTGTTGCGAGAACGGAAACCTCTATGTGCTCGACGACGACTATTACAGGGAAGATTTCAATGCCAATGATAGTTTACCTCTATATCGCGTTAGGCAGACTCCGGTAATTACCGCTGACTATAAGCCTTTCGTAATCTATCAGCTTTCTCTCGAATGCAACGCAGGTTCTATCGAGAATTACAACAAGCTCTCTACGTGCCTGTTGCAGGTTTCCAACGACGGCGGATATACTTTCGGTAACGTCATCGAGGCCGGTCTCGGCGAACGTGGCGAATATTCGGCACGTCTCAACTGGCTTAATCTCGGCCGTACAAGACAGTGCGTTATCAAGGTAATGTTCTCTGAGGATTCCGATTTCGTCATTTCAGATTCTACATTGAGATTCGACATCTTGAATACCCCGATTTAAGGAGTAACTATGAGTAAGATAATTTTTAAGTTATTGGAAATTCTTGGCTTTGTAATAGCCAATAAAGCACTGGTGAAGAAGGATGATAATAAACCAGGGAAGTAAGATTGAAGATATTCGGCAGGCTATTCAGGGCTCCTGGTCGAACTTTGAAGAGGAAGTACAGCAGGAAGACTATACAGACAACTGGACGGTAGTCGAACTCGGTACGATTAAATTTTACAGGAGACTGTGCCTTGAAGGCAAGAACGTCTTGCCGCAGTCGTTCCTGAAAAACCGTAACAGGGTCATGGGTTATCTCGCGTTTACGAAAGACGAAGTAAAAGGCGGTGTAATCGGTGTACAGGACCAATACATAGAGCTGGATTCCAACGCCCTCGTTATCATCATAAATATTTAAGGAGAATTACTTATGGGATTCGGTGATATAGTATCAAATGTTTTCGACCCGGGCGATATTTTCGGCTATCGCGGCGGAAAGAACGTAGCTGCGGCAAACGCGGCTCTTGACGAGGCGTACGGAAAGGCTGAAGACGCGGCCAACCAGAATAACGCCCTTTACCGTCAGTACATGGACAAGGTTAACAACGCCTACGGTTCCGAGGCTTCCAAGATGGGAGACCGCGTACAGGCCCTTGAAAACCTTACTCCGTATGACGCAGGCCAGTTCGATTACGACAAGTCTATCGAGGATTTCTATTCCAAGGCTGCGAACCAACGTGTCAACAAGGCCACTAACGCGATTACGAATTCGATGGCCAATGCAGGCAACATGTTCAGTTCTGACTATACTGACGCTCTTGCCGCAAAGCAGCAGGCTCTCGCTTCCGAAGAATGGGACAAGGCTTTCGAAAAGTACAATGCCGACAGAAGCCGTGCATTGAACGAATTCAGCACCAATGCGAATATCGGCCAGCAGACTTACAGCAACATGTACAACAAGAACAAGGACTTGCTCGGTATCAGCCAGAACGCACAGGATAATACCCTCAACGCTTTCGGTACCTATACTCAGGGTCTTGCGAATAACAATTCTATGCTCGCCCAGAATGCGGCTAACATCGCACAGGCAAAGGCTGCGAACCAGCTTACGCAGAACAAGTCACTCTTAGGTAAAATTTTCGGATAAGGAGATATACAGATGATTCCTTTAATTATGGCAGCAATTTCCATGGCTCAGAAGAAGGCACAGAACGAAAATCAGGAACTGCAGAATCTTCAGAATAATATGCAGACTCCGATGCAGACTATGCCTCAGACCCAGTTTCCTACCATCAATTCTGTATTCGGTAACCGTTAAGGAGTATAGATGGGAATAGGCGGATGGTTTAGGGGCATGCTTGCCCGTGTTTTCAGTTCTTCAGGTCCGACACGCTCTGACCTGCCTTCCGTTATTGGAGAAAAGGCGGATAACGGTTTCGATTATCCTATTATCTTCGTACCGGGGCCGCCTAATTTCAACGCTCTCCGTAACAGGACCGTAAACGACGCGGCATTGCCTTTCACCCCTGAAGAATATAAAAAGATTCGCGACAATATCGAATCCCGTAAGGACTTGAATCCGTACGTAAAGCAGGAAATGATTAGGGAAGTAATCAAGACGAATCCTAAGTGGGTTCCAGACGTGAATACAGAACCTAAAGAAAAGCTTTCTCCGTCTTCTTCTGCAATCAGGAGTTTACGTATTACGCCGGATAACAAGATTAAGATACAGTTCGCGAACGGTTCGAAAGAATATACCTACACAGGCGGAAATACCGTAAGGGAAGCAGCTCAGTCCGTTCTGGATTTGATTAACAGCAAGAGTATCGGCCAGTCGTTGAACAGGAAGACTCCTGGAAGCTGGGCACAGAGACATTATGACGCGAGCGCCGTAGGTTAAATAAATATTACAGAGGTTTTATATGGCATTGACTAACAATTTTTTACCACAGACTTCTCTCGTATTCGGCGTACGCGACTTCGCTCCGCAGATTGACGCCATACAGAAAGGCGATACACAGGGACTGCAGAACGCTTTCAAGTTCGGTACGCAGGTTTACGACTACCTGCAGGGACGTAAGCAGGCTAACCTTATAGAACAGGACACTAAAGACAAGAAAGCTTTAGAAGACCAGATTGCTGCAGATACACAGCAAGTTGCTGAACTTAAAGAACAGCTTGCTGCACTCAAAGGAGGTGTATAATGCCGTTCGATTGGAGATTTAGAAATTTTAAGCGTGACCCGGAGCCGTTTCTTAATGGCGCTGTTATAGATGCAGAAAATGCACGTAATAACTTAGTACAAAATGCCGGAAACGACATGGAAGGTTATACACCTCTGGAATCTACTCTTGCTGCACAGGCTATGGAAGGTTATAAGCCGGTAGTTCCTGCTACACAAAGCCAACTTGCGGCTGGTGCAAGTCAGGCTATGCAAGGCTATACTCCTAACAGTGCAGGTCGTCCGTCTGTTCCTAATGATATGCATGGCGGAATGGGACAACCGGATTTAGAAGGCTACGGTGAAAGTTTACAAGCTGCTTCGGATGCCGCTGCGCAAGCACAAGCTAAGGAACAGCAAATTGCAGATATTGAATCTCAAATTTCTGCTCTTGAAAAGCGTATTGCTGAAAATAAGACTAAGTTACAGAAATGGACAGGAAACGCTGACCAGATTGCCGCTATCGAAGCACGTAAGATTAATTCTGCTGATCCTACTTCTATCTGGCGTTGGAAAGTCGACCGTGATGAAGCTCGTCGTATTGCTAATGCACAGAATAAGCCAAATGATACAGCTAGAGCTAATGCACTTATCGATGCGAATAACACTCTCGATAGTATGATTATCGATAAAAATCTTGACACACCTACAAAGAACGCTATGCTTTCTAGACTTGCAGACGTAAAATCCAATCTTGAAAAGAATGGTTTTGATTCTTCTCGTGCACAGAAAATGATTGACCAGCTTAAAGGCAATGGACCACAAACCTCTCGTGAACAGGCAAAGACTACTTGGCATGGTTTACAAGGTAAAAAGGATTTAACTAGTGCAGAACTTGATGCTGCTATTAATGACCCTAATATTAACTGGGATCCAAATGACTTTGAAGATGCAAAAAATCTTAGTGCCAAATTGAAGAAGCATGAATCTGCAACCCAGGATGTTAAGAATATGAAAAATTGGTTATCTACAATGGGCATCGATTATAGTCTATTGGATTCTGACGAACAGAAATCTTGGCAAGAAATGTGGAAAGCTCAAAAAAAGGGTAAGTAAATGGCCGTAATATCGAAAGAAAAATACGAAAGATTAAAATTACTACCGGAAGAGTACCGTAGTAATGAACAACGCGAAGCTATGGTCGATTTTGAACGTGCAGAAGCTCAAGCACCAACCATGGCTCAAGTTCGTGCGGCTGTTAATTTACATAATACTTTAACTAAGAATCCGAGCTTAGTTAACAGTAATCCTGTTGCAAAACAGAAATTAGACGAAGCTCTTAAAATTATTGAAGCCGACCGTGCTTATGCTGCAGTAAAAGGCGGGCGTGTTAAAGACGCATACGTACAGCCTGTAAAACGTATTCCTGACGACCTTATTAAAAATAATGATTTTAATTTTAACTGGAAGTCTGCGTATGAAAATACAAAGGGAGAAAAGCTCAGAGATACAGAAGCGGATTACGATAAGCTGCAGAAGTTTATCGATTCCAATATGTTCAATATTGATGACCCTGTAAGTCTTCAGAAGATTGCATATGATATGCACATGTACAATCCGAATACGATGAAGTGGACAGATTTCATTAATTCTGAACAGGGCGAAGAATTCAAGAAGTACCTTGCCGACGTTCGCGAGAACCAGCGTAAGACTGCTATCAAGGATATATTCGATAACGAATCTAACTTTGCAGTAGATTTCATGCTTCCTGTTGCTAAGGAAAATGCAAAACAGGCTTTATTGAAAAACGAAGAACCTAATCTCGGTGTTCCGCTTGCATTCGATGCCGGTACTAACCTTGCTATGTTAGGCGGCGGAAAACTAGGCTTGGTCGCTGCGCCTGCTATTACTAACGTAGGTCAGTCAGTTTCTAACGATATGGATCCTGCTGTAGCCGGTGTAAACACATTACTCGGTGCAGGCACTAACATGCTTATTCCTAGAGTTATGGACAGAGGTACTCGTTATCTTACTGTTCCTGGTAAAAAGTATTCTCAGCGTGTAGATGTCAAGGGTAGAACAGACCAGCTTGCAAAAGAAGCTGCAGATACAGAAAAGAAAATCTTAGACGGTGCTGTATTTAAGCTTAAGAGTAAGTTCAAGACTGATGCTGAAGGCATGCCTTTGCCTACTGAAGATTTGGGATATGTCAGTCAGACTAAGAAAATCCTGTATTCTGATAATCCAGAAAAGGCTATCAAGGAATACGGTTTGAAAGACTATACTGTAAAGCCATTATATGAAGCTCGCAAGCACGATGCAGGCATTATTCCTGAAAAGGAAATGGATGCATATAAGGCTAATAATAAGCTTGCGCGTAATAACTGGTTTGAAGATACAAATGTTGGTCTACAGACATTAAGACATCCAATACAGAATATTAAAGAAAATGCTGAAATGATAAAAGGCGCTGTAAATCTTTCTAAAGCACGTGAAAACGAACGTAATCGTATGTTAAAAGCATATAGTGACGATGTACGCGGTGCCTTCAAAAAGCCACGTGACAAGGCCGTAAAGGATGTATTGGAAAAGCTTAACAAAGGCGAAAAGATTTCGACATTCGATATGAAAGAACTTTACGCCTTAGGTTACAATCCTAAAGAATCGTTAATTTCTTTCTTGTGGAGAATATCGCCTGAAACAGCAAAGAATTACTTGTCTAACTTTGCAGGTCGTAATACTTCTGCAGGAGCTACGATGACTCTTCCTAACTTGTTCTTCGGTACTAACCTTAATAAGTTCGTAGAAGACAAGAAGAAAGGCAAACCAAAAATTTCTGAAATCTTCGGAGGTGAATAATGTGTGACGGTAAAAAGAAACCGCGCCCGAAAATCAAAGACGTTTTTGGTCGTTAGTTTTCAAGAATATCAATGGAAAGGGACTTAGCCGGTTCCTTTCCTTCTATTTTATTCCAATTCTTTACACAGTAAGCAGTAAGGCAAACACTATATAATGCGATAGCAGCGATAGAACCGAAACCGATAATCTTCAATGCAGTAATGAATTCGTTTACGGCGAGAACATAAATCAAAGTCATTGCGATGGCGATAGCGATAAACTGTTTCATGGTAGGCTCCTTTGTTGTTTACCTTTATAATATAGTAAAAGGGAAGACGTTTGTCAACCCTTACTATAAGACTTTTTCTTTCAGTTTACCCGTTAGCCAAGAATACTGAGTTCACGGAGAAGCTTGTTGTTTT